CTCCCCAGCCCGACACAGCCACCAGTCCGTAGTTCGGCCCCAGATCTCGACCAACTCCCCATCCGCCCAAACGTCCCGGATCGCCCCCGTCGGCGCCGGTTGCGCCCGCGCCCGCAACCCCGTCCCCTGCACCCTGGCCCATCCCACCGCCACCGGCATCGCCAGATTGATCAGCAGATCCTCATCCGAGCCCGTCCAGGCCGTTGCCTCGTCCAGCGTCCACGTCGGCCGGCACGACAACACCGTCAGCGCCTCCTCAAAGCTCAGCACCGCATCACGTCTCCACCGCCAAAATCCGGTAGATACTCCCGAGGTGCCGGTACTGCTCCCCCCCCGGCCCCACCTCCGCCATTCTAAACGGCCGCTCCCGGCGGCAGACCCACACCGTCCCGTCCGTCGCCGTCCCGCTCTTGTAGTGCAGCAGCGCATCGATCCGTTGACTGATACTGGCCAGCGTCCCGGCATAGCTTGACCCGGCCGCCACCCCCCGCACCACATACAGCATGTCAGTCCAGATGCGCGTCGCCCCGCCGCCGATCGCATCCATATCCTCGCCGCTCAAATTCCCGATCAGCACCGCCGGGAACCCGCCGCCCTGCCGGATCATGTCCATGTGCACGCCGTTGACGCCGTCGGTCAGATACCCCCGCAGCGTCGCATCCCCGCTCAGCGTCGCATACAACCACTGCTCGGCCACCACCGTCTCGATCGCCATCAGCGCAGCCGCCTCTCCAAGTCCGTCATCTTCCGCACGAACTCCCGGCGCTCCTTCTCAGCCGCCGGCACAAAAAACGGCCGGTTCGCCATCCGGGTCGTCCCGAACTCCAAATACTCCGCATACTCAGCGTTCGTGTACAGCAACCCCTGGTCCGCCTTGACCATCGTCTGCTGCACGCTGTCGATCAGATTGCCCGTGTCCACCGCCGGCGCTTCACCGGGTGCGCTCGCCTGGTGCGCCCCATAGATCAGCCCGCCCTTCGGCCCCGCCATCGACGTCTTGACGTCCGTCTCCAGATCGTCCAGCGTCTCCCCGATCACATCCTTCACCGCCCCCGGCAGCCGCCTGGCAATCTCCCCCAACCGGTTATACTCGACCTTTACCGCCACCCGCATCCGTCACCTGCCCACTCGCCACTTGCCCACTTATGCGACTTCCCGACACAACACCTTCCGCACCACCTCACTCGTCCGCTCCGCCACCTGCGCCACCTCCAGCGTGTCCCCGCTGATGCTCAGCCGGTCCGCCACTTGCACATCCGTCCCGTGCGCCACCACCACCATCCATGGCGAGGCGATCCCCAACCGGCCGGCCACCACCTGCTCCTCCGGCCCCAGTTCCGTCCGCCGCCAGCAGTCCACCGCCCCCGCGGCCGCCCACGTATCCGACCAGCCCCCGGCCCCGTCACTGGCGCTGGTCACCCGCTGGATCACGCAACTGTCCGTCATCCGGGTCTCGGCCATCGCCCGCAGCCGCCGCAAACTCGTTGGGTCCATCGTCAAACCACCGCCCCCGTCGAAGAAACCTCGTAAGTGAACCCGGTGTAATCGATCATGCCCACCGTCACCGAACCCGGCAGACTCTCCGCCCCGGCCGCCGTCAGCCCATCCGCCCACTCCTGCGCTTGCGCCCGCAGCTCCGCCGCCGTCCGGGTCAAGTCCTCGCGCTCGTCCTGCACCTGCGTGATCTTGGCCGCCGCCGCATACTGATTCGCCAGCGTCCGCAGCACCCCCGGCACCGCCGTCCGCCAGGTCGTCGCCCCGGTGATAAAAATCGCCAGCTCCTCGTCCGAGAAATTGCCGCCGGCCGGCTTCACCCCGGCCCCGCTCACCGTGTCCCCGATCGCCAGCCGCACCTTCGCCAGATCCGTGCTCAGCGAAGTCTCAGAATAAGTGAACGTCATCTGCGCCCCCTACTTTGTACTCCCCCATTGCGACCTTGCCGACTTGCCGACTTGCCCACTTGCGACTTGCCCACTTGCCGCCGCCACCCCCACCAGCGCCTCCAAGAAATCCGCCACCGCCTCACGCTGCAACAGCGCCCCGATCGCCGGATCCTTTGCCGTCGCCTGCAACCCCGCCGGCGTCGCCACCCCGAACCGCTCCCCCAGCTCCCTCGCCGCCGCCACTAGCCGCAACGTCGCCGTCTCATCCCGTGCCGCCTGCGAACTCGGTTTCATCTCTACCACCCTTCGCCGTCATTGTGAGGCCCGCCGTTCGGGCCGAAGCAATCTCTGTCAGGGGTCAACCTCTCTCAAAGATCGACCCCTAACAATCCATTATCAGTTGTTCGCCCGACTCACCTCGATGAACCGGGTACCGTCCGAGTAGCCACACAACACGTCATACTGATTCAGCGTAGCATCCGCCGTCAGTATGCCCCTGGAGGTACGCTGCTTCGTCATCATGTCACCCCCTACACGGCCAGCGGCGCATCGTACCCGCTCGGAATCGCATAACTCGCGTCCCCGATCCGGTAGACCAGCGCCGCAATCCGGTTGCGCACCCCGAAGCCCGCATAGCGGATCAACCGGGTCTCCTGCAGGTTGCCGTCCGGGCTATGGCTCTCAGTGAACAACCCCTGCAGTCCGGCCGCCGGATACTCCCGCATCGCCATCACCGGCCCAGCGCCTTGAGCGTGGGCCAGCATATAGCTATCTGGAAGGCTTCTCCACTCGACAATCCAGCACTTGTTGACCTTGCCCAACACCTCATCGCCGAGGCCCCGGGTGAACGGCGCCGCCACCTGCGTGGTGTTCACGCCGTACCGCAGATCCGGGTCGCCGATCTCGGTGAATGCCGTCAGCGCCTCGATGGTCGTGGTCAGATTGGTCGGCACGTACACAACCACCGGACCCTCGTTGCTCGGATGCTCCATCAGCTCGTCGTAGATATCGTCGAACGGATTGGCGCTGTCTCCGATCGCGGCCGCCTGCGCCAACTGATGCGTATCGACCGCGGTGGCGCCGCCCACCTTGGTGTAGGCCACCGTATCGCCGTTCGCTAGCGGTTGGATCGTCAGATTGCCGAACTCCACATCGTCATACGTCCAGGTGGCGTTATCGAACAGCGCCGCCATGACGTGGCGCTTGATCCAGTCCCCGTCCCGCTTAAGGCTCTCGATGGTGCGCTGATTCGCATCCTCCACCGTCATCAGCGCCCCAGTCACCCGGTTGACGCCGAACGCCGTGCCGCCGCCCTGGATCGGATAGGCGACGTCATAGTACCCGGCCTCCCTCACCGGTTTGGGATTCCCCCACTCGTCCAACGGTTGCAACGTGCCGGTCCCCGGCAACTTGAACCGCTCCTGGTGCAGCGTGGTCCGCTCCACCAGCGAAGCCAGCAGGCCATTGACTTGCCGGCTGTGTTCCTCGGCGCTCTGCCGGATCGCATCGTACACCGTGCGCGCGCCAACCGTGGTCAGCCGCTCCAGCATGAGGTGTTCGAGGCCCACGAACCCGTATGCCAAAGTATTGTCAGCCATCTCTCACCTCCTACAGGTCCACGCGGAGTAGCTTGTCCGCAGTGGTCGCTCCCCAACCGGGTACCACCCGGCCAGCGACGATGGTATTGCCCGCATCCGTCGCCGACATGCCGCCCGGCGTTCCGCTCAGATACACGATCGCATCGTAGTCAAACGCGCTGAGCGCATCGCCGAGATCCAAGATCCCCTTCCGCACGGCCGTGATCGTGATGTTGGCCGCGTTGGCCCCCGTGATCGCCACACCAGCCGGGTGATTCAGCGGCGCCAACTCGTCCTGATCCGCCAGTCCGAACACCCCCGTGGCCGCCACCAGGTACACCACCTGGCCCTGCGTGATTGCCGCGCCCGCCGGCCCCGTGATCTGCTCGACCACCTGAACCGGCGCCACATCCGTCGCCGTAATACTCAAATCTGCCATCTCACATCTCCTCAGCTCGGGCCGGTCTCCCGACCGTGCCCGCTACAGTCTCGCCTGATAGGCTTTCGCCCGTCGGTCCTCGTCCGTCAACTGCCGGGCCGGCCTTGCCGGAGGTGACCCTCCATCCGCCCGCCGCACTTCCAGCATATAAGGTCGCTCCTCGGCGAGCTGCTTGATCGCCGCCTCGACCCCCTGCACGTGACCAGCCTCATCCAGCGTCAGCGCCGCCAGGTCCACGAACAGGTGCGCATCCTCCACCGCCTTCGCCGTGAAAGCCGGTTTGAACGCCCGCGCTGTCTCCTCGATCGCCCGCCGCTTGGCCATCGCCACCTGTTGCGCCTGCAACTGCGTCAACTGGCCCTCCAGGGCCGTCCGCTTCGCCGATTCCGCATCGTACAACTCCTTGAACTTCTGTTGTTCAATGAGCTGCGCCTGCTTGGCGTCCTCAGCGGCCTGCTCCAGATCCGTCAGCTTCTTCTCCGCCTCTTTCGCCCGTTGGTTCAACTGTGTGAAACGAGGATGTT